ACTCGGACGGTCACGCTGATCGTCTTGTTGGTATCAAGGGCCTTGGTGTGTGCGGTGATGTACAGTTGGTCATTGACAATAAAACGACCGTCATCAGAGCCTTTGCCGTAGTTGTCGGGGTAAAGGTCAGTGTTCTGGGACAAGAATGCGTCAGTGTCGTGAATGAGCTGCATCGATGCAACAAGAGAGCGGTCGTCAGCAAAGACGCTGCCTCCTCGGTTGAGATCGGTGAGTTGGCACGTCAAAGCGCCAGAACCACCCATGGCGGTGTTGACGCCTTCAGTAGCCGTAGTGCCTTGGATGATGAAGTCCACACTGTGTACCTGGAGAGCTTGACGGTCGCCCACGTCAACGTAGGAACCGAGGTCGATAGTTGCGAACGTGTCAGTGTTAACTGCACTGATCGTCACTCGTTCTGTCAGGGTAAACATGCTGGTCTTTTTGGTTGCCATTGTAATCATCTCATTGGGGTGGTCGGGGGTTGTCTCTTACGTCGAGGTCGAAGGGCCGGCTCCCCCGACCAAACCAAAACAGTCGCGCCATGCTACTTAATCCAGCACCTTATCTTCTCCACCAACTCACGTCAACGCGCATTAGACGCGAAGCGGCTCACCACTTACCCACCCCCGCCCACCCTGCCAATGTTACCATACCATATTTGGAGGTTGCCCGGGCGAATCGTATTTTTCTGCGAAGTGAATAACATTATTATTTTATACAGGGCACTACTGCGAAGCATGAGGAGGGAGAGAAATACCGAACCAGTATTCGATAACCGTAAGCGACGAATCCGACAAGATTCTGAAATCCATGAAAGCCAGTGGCTACAAGGTCAGCCAAGCCATCGACGAGGCGATCAAGACGATGCAACAGCCAGCGTTGACGCGTCTTATCGCTCTGCGACGTCAACAAGGAGGCGATGAATGATGTGTGAGCGCGTTTATTTTGTTCAATGCACCAAGCGATCCACACTTGAAAAGAAAGTTTGGTGGGCCACAGATCGCAAAGGGTACACCGAGGACATGAACGAAGCGGGCAAATATACCGGAGCAGAGTTAGATCAGTGTGCCGGATCATATGGCGACTGGATAGCGCATCCATATTGGGTTCAATGTGCCTCACGTGCGCAAGGTTTTCTCATGTGCGACGGTGAGCAGTTGGATTTGAGGCAATACATCTGAGGCATCATCATGTGTCTTTACTGTCCGACGTGCGGTGTACGTACACCATGTGCAGCGTCAGAGAAAGCTCTGCTCGCACGTGAGCACCATGACTTTGTTTGGGCAGAGGATCTTGAGTACTACTGCGCCGAAAACTCTACGCACGTTATTCGCTGCTCCACGTGTCATGCGCGCTAAGTGTGCTCGATGTGGCTACGTAGGATCTGCTGAGATGCCCTGGCGTCAAAGCATGTTGGCAACGCGTCCCTGGCAACGTCGAACAAACGTTGTTGACGTTTGGCTATGCGACGTGTGCGGCTCAGAGATACGGGATCAATGAGATGCCAAGTTGAACAGCTTCAAAGCCACCGACGAGGCCGAGAGTAAGAAAGGACACAAGCACGTTAAGCTTGACAAGTCCTTCGAGAGAGCTCTCTTTCTCTGCACGTTGTTCTTCACGTCGCATTAGCCATTCGGCAAAGCGTTGGGTGCGGCTGGCTTTCAGTTGTTCTTCAGTAGTAGTAGTGTCGTCGGTCATACAATCATGCCTCCTCCAAGTTGGTAAAGTTGGAGAGTACCAGGTGTAGGTGTCTTGGCTGGCGGCCCTGGTTGAAGTAGAGGTGTGTAGGCGAGGAAGGCCAAACCAACCAAGACAGGTTTTCGATATTGTCGAGGAAGAACACGCGTCTTACCTTTACCAGGATCAAGAGCTTCTTCCAGGACAAACTCACGCAGCTCATACTGCCACGGCGAGTAGTACCAGTGTTCCATGCTCAATCCTCATCGTGGTTCTGTGCAAGCTCAAAGGAGCGGCGAAGTCGCATGAGATACTGGAAGTCTGCTTCTTCCTTGACGTTCGCATTGATGAGATGTCGAGCAGCGTACACGTCAAACCGTCCAGCTTCAAACGGAACACCAACGTTAACGATTCGATAACTGTAGATGCGGTCACTGGCAGTTGGTTTTAGTGAACCAATCTGATGCGACGCCACTTGAATCATTGAACCCCACTGAGCCGTGTCCAGGTCAACAGTAAACTGATTGATTCGAGCATAAACGGTTTCCTCTGGAGTCAACACAGCGTTTGATTGTGCAAAGTTGCCGTAAATTGTGAAGTTGATGAGTTCAGTGTCGGTTAGGGATTTGGTGGACATCAAATCAATGATGTTCAACGCGTCTCCAGGTGCAGGAGCGAGAGGGCCAACCGTGAACGTCAATGGATTGCCCATCGTTTGAACAGTGGCTGCATCGAAGAACAATGTCTTTTCACGTTGTGTCATGCCAGCCAAATCAAAGAATGTGTCAGACACAATAAAGCCACTAGAACCAGTACCAATGCTACGCCAACCCGGGCTTGATGTTTCCCAAATTGGATTTGTGGGCGTACCTACGTTAGTGCAAACCAAAAACGGATGTTCCTTTGCTAACGTCTTCATTTCATCGACCTCTTACGTTCTGGTGATCGCTTCCACGACTTTGCAGCTCTCTTGAAGAGAACCGTATGCGACGTCTTCGGATGCTTCTTCTTAAGTTGGGCCAGTTGCTTCTTCATGTATTGGTTGTATGCTGAAGGAGCACGCTTGACTTTCTTAGCAACCTTCTTGCCGCTTCGAGCAGCTTTCTTGGCACCGCTCTTGACTTGCTTTGCTCCGCCTTCCATCTCCTTCAATGCCTGGAGGAGCCTAATGGCTTCGTCAACGTCCAACTATGCCACCTCAGTTATCGGCGGCGGTGCTCTGGATTGCGATTGCCATGAAGTCCTTGGCGGTGAGGCTGACGATTGAAGCGTTGACTCGGACGGTCACGCTGATCGTCTTGTTGGTATCAAGGGCCTTGGTGTGTGCGGTGATGTACAGTTGGTCATTGACAATAAAACGACCGTCATCAGAGCCTTTGCCGTAGTTGTCGGGGTAA